TTAAAATATATCGCTGCTCTTGATATAAGAAGCAAGTGCTTCCTTGGTTTTACATATTTCCTTATCAACATTTATGCATATTGTTAAACCATCGCCTACTAATCTGCTTACTTTCCAGTATTTTTTACATTCGGTTATTTCGTATTCTTTTTCACCTTTAGTAATCATATAAAATCCTCCGTATCTGTTGATTTTTTATTTAGTAGATGATACAATAGGACTTACGGGAGGGGCATTTCTGCCCACCCCTGCCTTTGAAAGCTTACTCGCTTTCTTTGGTTTTTGCCTTGCTTGACTTTGGCTTTTGCAGTGTTATCGTGATTTTCACATTCTTGACTGTTTCATCACTTTCCACTGCTCTCTTTAAGTCCTGCAGGGCTTTTGTTATGTCCTTCATTCTCCTCACCTCCTCTCACTGTCTATATTATACCATAGTTATATAACTATGTCAACACTTTTTCAAAAGTTTTTTCATATTTTTAAAACTTTATTTTTTTCTTGCAATTATAAAAAATCGTGCTATAATGCAATAAAGAGCCTCCAGCTCTATATCCTATTTCTTGTGGCTCTCGGTCAGACCGAGGGCTGCTTTTATACCTTTTTGCCAGTGTCGGCAAAATGCCGTTTTACTGTCCGTTTTATTACCTTGACACGTTGGCGGCTTCTGATAAAATCAAATTAAAAAACTTTCAGATTTTTTGAAAAAAGTTTAAGAAAAGTGTTTACATACTCGGCATAGTATGATATACTATAGACAATGAAAGAGCAGAAAGCTCTAAAAGAAAGGATAATGAAAAATGAAAGAGTACATCACAGTTTTAACAGAGAGCAAATGGGTTAATGGCAGCGGCTGGTCTTACTCGACAGTTAACAACACCTTTGAATCCGACACATTTGACGCTGATGCCGAGATCGATTGGGACGACATCCTCTGCTTCGACAATATGGACGAAGAGACCATCAAAAATGAAGCCGAGGGCGACCCGGAAGACATCCAGTGGACGTTGACCACTTACAAAGCTGCTGACTACGATGAAAACGGTTCGGAAGCAACACCGCTTGCCGAGGTCGAGAAGTGGAACTCCGAGGCAGCCAGCGAGTATCTTGAGCGCATCGCAGACTGACACATCGAAGGCGGTTTAATAATTTCGAGATCGTTTTCGCGAGGTCACGAAAATGATCTCGTTACCGCCGCAAAAGGTTGAGGAAACAGGAGATAGAAAAGCATGGAAGAAACACCAAAGCGCAAGACGCACACTTCGACGGCGGTCAAGCGCCGGTATAACGAAAAGACATATGACATGGTTCGCGCCAGCTTGCCGAAAGACTTAGTCGCACGATTCAAGGCAAAATGCGAAGCCGACGGCATACCACAGGCGCAGATCATCAAAAAAGCAATTGTCGACTTTTTAGGCGACGAAGAATAACGGAAACAGATAAAAGAGCAGCCTCGCGGAAGAGACTGCTTTTTTAAATATTTTTCAAAAACTTTTGAAAAAAGTGTTGACATACTCGGCATAGTATGCTATAATATAGACAATGAAAGAGCAGAAAGCTCTGAAAGAAAGGATAAAAGAAAATGAAAATCATCAACACCAACACCAACGAAACCGTCTACGAGATCATCACCAACCGCAGCTTTACACTTGACGAAGCCATCGCTTTCGCGGGCGAGTACAGCAACGACGCAGCCATCAACGGCGAGCCGGAAGTCACAATTGACGACAAACAGTACTACTACGACGAGCTCGCGCTTGTCGACTAATCCAAAAACAAAAATGACCGGGCAAGGGATTTCTCCCCTGCCCGGTCGTTTTTTAATCCTAAGTTAGTCGCAAGTTGTAAGCAAGTTGGTTTTAAAACGCACGGAAAACGCACGGAAAACGCACGGAAGTTACCCGCAAGAAATCATGCCAAGAAGCTTGAGCACCGCCACGATGATGCCCGCGCCGTAAAGTCCGAGCATATTAAGCAGATTAAAAAGGATAGCTGTTATCATCACTCCGCCTCCTCGTCCGTGCCCAGATCTTCAATCGCCGAGCCTTGCTCGTGGAGATACTTGTCCGCGGTCTGTGCCGCTTCAGTAAAGCTGTTATTTTTCCAATAAGCGGAGATACCGACGAGCACCGAGAAGACGACGCTGACGATTGTGTACAGCTCATTGTAGTCCGCAGGAATCGGAGCTTTTCCGGCTGCGGAAAGCGCCATGTTGACGAGCGAGATAATCAGCAGGATGCCGCGCACCCAAGTACCGACCTTGACGTTGCTGATGTTTGCAAGGATGTCTTTGATTTTTGCCATTTTGATAGCCTCCTAAAATATGTTGTCTATGCCCTGCGCAGCGAGAAAATCCCGCTGTTCGTGCTTTATTTTTGCGGCATAGTTAAGTGCCGCGTGCATATCGCCGTTGCAGTGCGCGTCCGGTATGCGTTGTACGGCGCGGGCGGTCGCTTCGCTGACGGCAAGAGCGGCGTTTGTACTCGCGAGTAAGTTCTTTTCAAAAACTTTTCGCGAGTTCTCCTGCTTTGTGCGCTCCGCTTCAAGCTTCGCTTCTTCCGCTTCGCGGGCTTTTTCGCGTTTTGCATCTTCTTCTGCACGGGCAGTTTCGCGTTTTACGATACTGCGCTCCAAAAGCCACACAAAAAAGCCGACAATGGCGACGGTCACCGCAGACGGTATTCCGCATATCGCGGCGATTTCTCCCACGGTCATCCGACTACCTCCAAATTTTTGACGGCAACCCAGCTCGCTATATCGGTCAGAAGAGCTTCCCGGACTCCGTCGTTTACCTGTATTTCCCCGACGGTGTGAGTCCTTGTCAGCTGAGTGTTTGGTACTATCGAGCCTCGTGCCGCCGTCAGTCCGCCGTAGGTCGCGCCAGGCTTTATTTTGACCTTGCTGCCGACCGAGACGGTCTTTGCAGACGACTGCAAAACAGTAAGGTCGGCGGTATAGACCCAGCTGTTTATCTCTTTGAGCAGTGCCTTGTTTCCGCTGACCGATTTGACCGTGTGCTTTTTAAGCTTGACCCACATCGGTATCTTCTGCCCGGTGGCGTACTTGCTGCCCTTGATTTTGACGATATTCCCCGCTCTGACGGTTGCCGGCGCAGGCTTGCCCTCACTCGGCTTGACTGCCGGAGCGGACTTTTTCTTTATGCCGTAAAAATTGGCAATGGCAGATACGATAGCCTCCGCGCACTGCTTCTGTCCTGCGGCGGTCTCGACATGCTTTCTGTCGCTTGCCGTGTCGATGAATACCGTCTCTATCAGCAGGCTCTCGCACTTGCATGAGCGGACAAAGCCGAAATAATCCGTACCGTTTGCAGGATTAATTTTGACCCTGGCGCCTCTGTCGCGGATGCCGAAAGTATTAGCTATGCTCTTGCTGATTGCCGCCGCGAGCTTTTTACCCGTTGCGCTCTTGTGCTTGTAATAGACCTCCGAGCCTGTGCCGCCTGCGGCATTGAGGTGGATTTCAATCGCCAAATCATAGCCGTGTTTGTTGACGTGGGCTATTCGCTCGGTGAGATAAAGCGTTGCGTCGTAGTTGATAACATCGGCTGTGCAGGCGTAGCCCTTGAACACTTCGCCGATGTACTTGCCGATTTCGCGACCGATTTTAAACTCCTGATAGTTTCCGCCGAGTGCGCCGCTATCGTAGCCGCCTTTGGCTGATTTTCCGTGACCGATTGATATGCAGATATTCATACTTCTGCCTCCTCAAAATAGATTCCGACTAACTGAGATGGTACATAGTACAAGATAGTACCTTGACCGTCGGTGTCGTCGCGTATGCACTTGTATGTTTTGCCGCCGTCGAGATAGTACTTGTCCTTGAAATACCGCATACCGGCAGCGGCAGTTATCGGATTCTCTATAGTGCCGTCCTCGCCGACAGTCACGCGCTCCCAGTGTGCGGGAGTTGCGCTCGGTAGCCATGTGGGATTGGCGGATATCGCGTTGTAGCAGCGATAAAGCTTACCGCCGTCGCGCACCCTGTCGCCGATAGAATAATCTTTTTCGCCGCTCCACGGTTCAAATAGGCTGATACTTGTAAGAGCTTCGGCGTTCGTCAGCTTCGCGGCGGCTCTTGTTATCATCTCGCGGAAGCGTTTTGCCTGCGTCCTCGTCATATATCCGCACCCCCTGTGATGATATCCAGCGCCTCGTCCGCCGATATGTCCTCGGGCGGCTCGGCGGCTGTCCAAATCTGCTTTATCTCGGATTCAGTCTCTGTCCACGACTCGGTGTAATACCCGCCGTCAGACGGATATTCCGCCGTGATTATCGGCTTGTAGCCGTAGTGCAAAAGCAAATTGGGGTCAGTAGTAAAAACATCGCCCTCGCTTGTTTTTATCGGTCTCGGCGCGCCTCTGAGCTCGCCGCCGACCAGTTTTCCGTATATCATATTTTCACCCCCATGTGAAGCTGCCCGCGCCCTGATTATAGAGCGCCGTTTTGCCTATAAGATCATAAAGGCACGGCAC